CATGAGAGGAGAGAATCTCCCCATGGAAAATAATGAGAATTTACCAATTCCTGCCAAGGTAAGCAGGCTTTCCGAGACCGAGAAGAAGGCTTTGCTGCTAGATGCCCTCCAAAAACAGGGCTATAGCGACTACCAAGCAGCCCAGCTGATGAATGTCAGCCGGCAGCACGTTTCCGCGGTAAACAAGAAGATCAAAAAAGGCACTCTTAACCCCTTGGTCACCCGGGCCAAGAAAGCAGTGCAGTCAATCCTAGAGGGTAAGCCTGTTGGAGCAGTAAAGGACGTAAAGGCGTCAGATGTTTTAACAGCGGCAAAGATGGTTTTGGATCGTTCCGATCCTTTGACCACAAAAGTTGAATCCACACACGTAAATATGAACGTTGAGCTGCGAGACGAGGATCGTAGCAGATACAAGAGGGCTCTCGGTATCATCGAGGCCGAATATGAGGTACTGCCGGAGTCAGCGCAGGCTCTCCCAGCACCGCAGGAGGAAACACATGCGTAAGGGAGCACGGTATGGAACGTTGGCGGGCGTTTTGGTATGGCTGTTTGGGGGCATCGTGGTTGGTTTTCATCTTGGCGGGTATGGGGCTGTTGCTCTGCTGGCTAAACTGTCAGGTGGACCTATCGAGGCGAATCTTGTGGCTCGTGCTTTTGTTGTCGCAGGGATGCTTGTCGGTATTGTCTGTACTGGCACTTCAGCTGTCGTTCTTGGCGGAGTCCTTGGCGCAACGCTTGGAGCCTTGGTTGACCGTGGCAAGGCACTGGTACACAGGGAGGCATAGAAGTGTCCGTAAAAGTAGAACCCACCAAAGAACAGTTGCAGGTGGCGAGAATGTATGGCATTCCCAAGAGCCAAGCCCACACCATAAACATGCGTAAGGTTGAGGAGTATGAGGCGTGGAAGCGTAGCGAGGGTAGTGTAGAGGTTTTTCTAAATCGATTGGAGGAATCGCGTGAGTCAATCTGAGAAGTGCAGCGTTTGTGGTGGTGAGCAAGACGACATAATCTACATCGACGACAACGGGAAGAAATACTGTGTAGAGTGTGGTGTCAGGCGCTGCGAGGAGTTGGAAGATGCCGCTAAGAGCTATGGTTTGCCGAACGGTAAAGTTTGTCGTTCTACTAATATTCTTCACAGTGACGTCTTTGGGGTAGACGACTAATTTATGCCCATTTTAATTTTAGCTGTACCAAATCGTGATAACATCACAGGTGGTTGTGCCCGTAGTCTTGTGCGTCTTACCAGAGAAGCAGCAGAGTGTGGCGTAGCAACCTACATGGTGTCAGCAAACTACACGTATCTTGATCTGGCCAGAAACAAAATAGTTGAGGGTCTGTTGCAGTATGAGTGGGACTACTGCTTGATGGTCGATTCTGATATTTCCATCGAGAATCCTAATAGTGAAAATATCTTCCGTAGGTGGATGGACTCTGACAAGGATTTCCTTGCCGGTATTTACGCCAATAGGAAGCCGCCGCATCTCCCCCACGTCTTTGCGGCAAACGAGAAACGAACAGCGTACAATCCAATCGTCGATTGGCCGAAAGATCAGATATTTAAGGCTGATGCAGCTGCTACTGGTTTTATGATGTTTACTCCAGCTGCTTTAAAGAAGTTACCGCCTAAGCCGTTCAACTATACAAACTATGGGCACGCCACTCTCCAGCTTGGGGAGGACCTCTCCTTCTGCAAGAAGATGCAAAAAGCAGGAGTAGATTTGTGGATTGATCCTTTTGTGAAGTTAGGGCATCAAAGCTCAGTTATCTACACCATAGATGACTTTGAGATGTTTAAACATGAGGCTCTAGGACTTATAGTGGAGGACGGGACGTCGCATGAAGTATTTGCAGAAGCAACCGATGATATTCGGGTCAGAGGATAACAAAAACTACGAGGATACGTGGGAGAGAGTCTTTGGAAGACACAAACAACCTAAACGGGATGCTGAAGGACACGTACCCCAAGAAGAGGAAGGACGAGATGGCGGAACAGGGCGGGTGGACTGACAAGGCAGGAGAACTTATTGGTAAGATCGTTGGTAATCTCCATGACCGTGGTGTTTTTGTTACTAGTGATCGCAAGAAGGCATTGGAAGATGCGGCAGGCGATACCTATGACTCCGAGAAGGCTACAGAGAAGCAGATCAAGGCGGTCGGCTTTACGAAGGCTAAGGATAAGAAATGAGTTGGAAGGATAGATTTGACGAAAAGAAGGGAGCTCCAAAACCCCCGGTAGCCTTTGGGTCTAAGAAGGTACAGGGTGGTATTAAGTCTGTGGAGCGTGTAGTGCCGATTAAGGCAACTGAGATTAAGAAGAAATAATGACCGAACAAATTCAGTGGGATGATTCAGACATAATTAAGGCGATGAGGACTCGTGCTGACGAGGACCTCTTTTTCTTTGTTAAGGAAGTTCTTGAGTTCGGGTACAATCCCGACCCGTCTGGCCCACGGATTACGGAAGACCAGCATGAACTCTGCAACTTCCTACAGGATTTGTATAATGGCAAGACACAAGAGGATGCTTCCCCATGGATTCATATGGTGCTGGCTCCTCGAGATACTCTGAAGTCTACAGTTCTTCAGGGCTTCGCTCTATGGATTATCGTAAAGAACCCGGATGTCCGGATTCTATTCTACGGGGAGGTTCATGAGCAGGCCCAAAAGCGTTTGGCTGTGCTCAAGAGAGTTATCACCAATGGCGAAACTTTTCGACGGTGCTACGGGAATCTTGATGGAAGTTCCAAGGGTTTACCATGGAACGAAACCCTCATGGTTACAGCTAACAGAAAGAACATGGCGGTCAGAGAAGCGACAGTGGAAACAGCGGGGCTTGACGTGGTTGTTAACAGCCGCCACTTCGACTGGATTTTCCCCGATGACCTTCACTCAGAAAGAAACACTAAAACGAGAGACCAGATAGACAACGTGCAGGAGAAAGTGCAGCTCCTCGTCCCTCTTCTTAGCAAAGGAGGAAACCTTGTCTTCGCTGGGGTCTTTTGGAACGACAGTGATTTCCACACTAAAATTGTTGATGAGTATAATCCCAATCTGTTCCGAAGAGGCGTCTACGCTGATGAAAAGCATACGGTTTCACGCTATCCGAATGCGTTGCCGATACCGGAACTCGAAAAGAAAATATTAACAATGACGGGAGATCAGTTCTCCTGTCACTATTTGTTGGAACCAGTTAGCAAGCAGAGCCAGAAGTTCCGGAAAGAATACTTTACGATCATGCCGGATAAGAACTTCAACTCTGTTAGAACATTTCTCCTAATCGACCCAGCCGGTGACCCAACCTCCGAAGCTGCTGAAAAACGCGACTCGGACTTCTGGGGCATGGTAGTTGTTGGTGTTAATGGAGAATTTGATTTAATGCTCCGGGAAATGTACATGGAGCGCACAGACCCAACTACAGCGATCGAAGTCGCTATCTCATTGATACTGAGGTTCAATCCATATGTTATCGGTATTGAGAAAACTGGTCTGGGCAATATGCGCCACTATCTTCAAGAAGAACTTCGTAAGCGTGGACGCTTCGCTGTCATTGAAGACACTAAGCCTGCAGGACGCTCGAAGTACTCACGCGTAGTAGAGCTCGAGCCGTTGGCTCGTCGCCGTAAGATTTTCATTGCAGAAGAAGCCCACTTCAGGGAAGACTTCTTCGATCAGATTACAAAAGTAACAAATGGTATTAAAGCCAAGCACGATGACTTAATTGATCCACTAGCATACATTACTGACCTACTGAAAATGTACGGTCTTGGGATGGTTGACCCGGGTAGTGAAAACTTTGTTCCAGTCGAATATAGAACGCTAGACCCGGTTAGCCGAGACTACTGGATGGCGGAACGTAAGAAACGATTGGCAGAGGGTTCTAAATCTTGGGCAAACGAATGGAGTGGAGATTGATGATGTTTAAGTGCAAGGTGTGCGCAGCGCATGAGGCTCGGATTGCGGATTTGAAGGAAGAGATTGCGAGGCTTGTGAATGACAAAGAAAATGAGCGAGCGGAGTACAAACGTGCAGTCGATGCGCTCCTTCTTAAGAACCAGTCCCCTGCTATTGGCCAAGGATTCTCAAAGCAAACAGCCGGTGACGTATTCGACCCTACTCGACTCTTCAAGATGTTTGATGAAGAAACCAAGGAAAACAACTAATGGATGACGTCTTTACTTCAGCAGATACGCAGCTACCTGTAGGACCCAACCCGGCAACTGGCGAACTTATCTCTGATGAAGACGCCCTAAAGTTGGTGAATGATACATACCAAGACTACGATCACGGGCGCAAGCCTTTCGAACGGCAGTGGTATCGTAACATCCTTTTCATGCTTGGTAACCAGTGGATTATCTGGGACACACTGGAAAACAAGTGGCGGAAAAAGCGGCTTGCTGATTGGGTACCCACTCCGGTAACAAACAAATTTGCCTCAGCAGGCCAGCGACTTGTGTCCGTGATTTCTCGTATTGAACCGAACTGGACATTCTCTCCGTGTTCGGATACGTCGGATGACTTAGAGGCTGCGAAACTCTGCGAGAAAGCAGAGACTGTGATTTGCGAAGAAAATAAGATTGAGTGGATTAGGCAATCCGTTGCCCCTTGGCTTGTGTACACTGGAAACGTGTACCTCATGTCCGGAGTTGATCCGGTGTATCCCAAGGGCGAAGAGATGCAGCAGATGGACCCACTTACGGGTATGGAGCTGCCACCTCAGCCTACAGACTATAAGCTGTACACTGATGTTCTAGCCCCATTCGAGGTTTATAAGGACCAAACAATTGAAAACTTCGACCACCAAACGAAAATTCTTATCGTCAATCGTCGTTCCCGGGACTATGTTAGGCGCGTGTGGGGAGAAGATATTGACGAGCTGGACGTTGCTCCAAATATTCATTATCAGGAAAGCATTGGATATATCACGAGCTCTCCGGAGATCACTGGTTTTCTGGCTTCTCTCAGTCGTATCAAACGTGTCACGGTCAAGCGGCTCTTTTACAAGCCGGATGATAAATACCCGAAAGGTCTCTACATCGTTGTCGCGGGTTCTAAAGTCCTTGAAAAGAAAGAACTCCCAGTAGATAGTAGGGGTGACGGCTTTATCCCCGTCTCCCATATGAAGTTCGACAACATCCCGGGTGCCAGCAATGGCAGAACCCCGATGGATGACATTGTTCATAAGCAGATTCAGCGTAACAAGATTGAGTCTCTTATCGAGTTGATTGCGCTTAGAATGGCTTCCCCCGTTTGGCTTATGCCCGAGGGTACGGTGATGCGCAACTTTACTGGCGCACCCGGAGCAGTAATCAACTACTCCATGGTTGGAGATAAGGCTACTCGTCCTGACCGAATCCCGGGCGAACAGATTCCTACGTCCATTGTGCAGTTCCTAGCCAACATTGACAAGGACATCGAAGATTTGGTGTCCACCTTCGAAGCGCTAAAGGGTCAATCGCCATACTCAGGTGCACCCGGAGTTGTGATTGAGCAACTCATTGAACAGGGGCTAACCCGTTTCGGTCCTTCCTTGCGGAATGTGGCTGAGGGTTACAGACAATGGATGAAGCACCAGCTCGAGCTCTTCCGCATTTATGGTGTGGCTGAGAAGACCATCATGAAACAGGGTGAGGGCTCTACGTGGGTTGCAGATCGTTTCAAAGGAGCTGACATTGTAGGTGCTGTGGACATCCGTGTTGAGTCGGATTCCACTATCCCTCGGTCTAGTCAGGTTGAGACGGCTAAGATTCTGGAAGCTGTCAATGCGCAGCTTATCGACATCTCAGATCCGATGGTTCGCCAGAAGATTCTCCAGAAGCTGAAGATTCAGGACCTTCAGGAGAACATCGAAGGCGATATGCTCGTAGCCGTTAAGGAGAACGAGCGTATGACTCAGGGGGATATGTCTGTGGACGTTACCCCATTCTTGGACAACCACGCTATCCACATTTACAAGCACAAGCAGTTTGCAAATAGCGAGCAGGGTCAGCCACTTATGCAGGTGATTATGCAGCACGTGGCGAAGCACAATATGATTATGGATGCAGAAATGACACCCGGTATGGGTATGCCCGGTGGTCCGCCAGCGCCAGCTGGTGGGTCTCCCGATGTGTCAAAGGGAGGCGCAGAGACAATGGCGCCGCAGGAGCAGGTGCCCGGTGAGGGAACCATACCAGCAGGAGTTCAATAGGGAGCATGAGTAGTTCCCGGATGTAGGGGCCGACACCCTTAAGGTCGCATTTACTCACGGGACGCCTACCGTTATGGGCGCTAAAGCGTCGCCGGCTATCGGGCGGATTGGAGATGTTGTATGTCTGGTGATTTTGAAGGTGCAGTAGGCGGTCAGGAAGGCGCAGTTGAAGGTCAAGTTGGTGAAGGTCAAGTAGGAGGTCAGCAGCAGCAGCCGAATCCGTTGGAACCGGGCGGTGCAAGGTTCGAACAGGTCTACGGCAAGATGAAGGAGTACGAGAGGGCAATTCAGCAGTTTAAGGAATTGGGTGATCCGAACGGCGTTAAGTCTCAGCTTGAGAAACTCAAGCAGTACGAAAAGGCCATTGAGGATTATCGAAAGCAGGCGTCTCTCACACCCGATGAGAAGGAAATGCGGGAGAGGGAACTTGCAATTCAGCGAGAACTCTATAAGGTTATGCCTAGCCTTAAGAATCTCGACCGTCTCGAACAGCTTGAGGCAAAGCTGGCTGAGTACGAAAATCGATCCACAGAGGCCCAGACTACGGCCACGCTTGAGAAGATGTCTGCTAAGTTTTCAGAAACACTCAAGGCAAACAAGATCGACGTGAAGTATCAGGGAAAAATCGAGGATTACATTACCTCGCAGATGTCTAAGGAAGAGCTTCAGGAATTCGTAAAAGGCAACTACGAAATCGCTGAACGCATTTTTATGAACGAACTTAAGGACGGGGTCCTGTCGTCGTTTAAGAGCAGGTCCAACCTACCTCCTCCTCCGGTGCGCAACACGCCCGGTGGTACTCCTCCGAAGGGTCAAGAGAAAGCTCGGACCATGAAAGAGGCAGAGGATGAGGCGTGGGCACGACTTAGTGGTGACAGCTAACACCCCAGCATTTGCCTAGTACAGCGCCTACATAACTAGGAATGGCCCGAAGCAAGTGTTATAGGTATTTATCATGGCTGGAGAAGCTCGTGGTGAAATTGGTGCCCTTGGCAACCTTGATGGTATTCTGAAGGATGTTTACCAGAACGTTGTTACGGAGCAAATCTCTACTTTTAGCCCAGTGGCTGATAAGTTTGAGGAAGTAACTGAGTTTGAGTTTGATGGTCGTGTCGCACGCGAAGCGGCGATCATGAGCCTCAACGAAGGTGTGGGTGCGGTGGCTGAAGGTGGAACGCTCCCGACTGCTGGTAACTTTGATCCGCAGCAGTTCTATATTCAGATGAAGTATGTGTACGGGTCGTTCCAGATGACTAAGCAGATGATGGAATCTGCGAAGACGAGCAAGGGTGCGTTTAAGAACGCAATGAGCTATTCGATGGATAGTCTCGTGCGTAACCTGAAGCGTGAGCGGGCTCGGATGATCTGGGGTGATGGCTCTGGTATTCTGGCGCTTGTTAATATGGCGACCACGAATACAACCACGATTACCGTTGATGCCCCCGGTAATGCGGCTGGTTCTGTAGGCGGAACCCGCTTCATTCGTAAGGGACAGAATCTTGCAATTGTGGACACGGATGGTACCACGTTTAAGACGGACCTCGGTCTTGTCACTGCAGTTGCTGCAGCTGGTACGAGTTTCACGTCTACGAATACTGATGGTGCTACCTCGATGGATAATATGTTCATCGTTCGTGGTAACCCGGGCGCTACTACAGTTGCTGGTACGTCCTATGGCAAGGAGCCGATCGGTCTTAAGGCCCTTGTTGGTAATGCTACGGACCTCGTTACATTGTCTGGTCTGTCGCGCAACACCTACCCACAGCTGAATGCTCGCGTTCAGTCCTCGGTTGGTGCGTTGTCTCTCGATGCAATCCAGTTGAACTTTGACATTGCCGATCAGCTCGGCGATGCTGAGATCGATACGCTGGCTTGTCATCACTCAGTACGTCGGGCGTATCTTGCCCTCCTTGAAGCCGACCGTCGGTATACCGGTGGCGACCTCAAGAAGCCGGATGGCGGTACTGTTGCTGCAAAGAAGCGGTCTTCCAAGTCCTATGTGACTTTCGGCGATGTGCCGATCGTGGAAGATAAGTATGCTCCGTATGGCTCGCTGTACGGCATTGATTCCCGCTACATGAAGAAGTATGTGCAGATCAAGGGCGAATGGGCCAATGAGTCTGGTGCGATTCTGCGTCAGGTCTCTGGACAGGATACGTGGAATGCGTTCTATCGTATCTTCGAGAACTATCATTGCTCTCGGCCGAACACCTGCTTCCGCATGGACGGCATCACGGCCAACACGGTCTACGTGGCTAGCTACTAACCTAGAAAGGGGAGCCCTTCGGGGCTCCCCAATCTCTTAAGGAGCTGTCATGGATTTTGACAATATCGTAGTGGTTAAGTCTCGAACTGGGCAAGATGAGGAATTTAGGTACGACGGCAAGGTTATAATGATTCCTGCGAAGAAGGGGATTAGGATTCCTAGGTATATGGCGGTGCATGCTGTTGACGCAAATGCGTTGCGTTGGGACTCAACCACCGGATTGGTGATTGATTCCAAAGTGTTTATCGAAGACGATCTTGGAACAGCATTTGCTACGCCTTCAGAACCGTTGAAGCAGGAAGAAATTGATGCAGTCAAGGCTACCGATGGCTTGGGTGACGATGTAATTCTTATCGAAGGTAAACAGGTTCGTAAGAAAGCCATCAATCTAAAGCCGACTCGGGAGCAGCTTAATGTCGCCGACTAGGTTCAGAGAAGAACTTAAACGCTTCGATAAAGCTCTTGATTTTGAGTGGAATGGTCGTAAACAGGAGTGGCAGATTGTAGGAACCGATAGGAAAGGAAACCGCTATATCATTAAGCGTTTCCCAATAGGAAAGATCGGGACAATAGGACTACACACCATTCAAGAGTTGTATGATGTAAGCCCCATTAAACAGGGTGGAGCTAAGGCAATGAATGCTCGTATTGATGCTATCATTGCTGAGGAAGAGAAGGCAGAAGAGCGCGCACAGGCTAACGCTATTGAAGAACGCCTAGAAGATGCTTGGATGCATTATCAATACAAAGAGGGAACAAGACTTTCATTCCACACTCAAAAGGGTGAGGAAACTATAACTATCACGGACAAACGACGATTTCACGATACTCCGTGAACAAGGAGAGGGATAATGATTCGTTCAAGGCTTATTAATTTGACGTGTGGTGCTCTTGTCGCAGATGAATCTGCTGTTACCAAGGCGTTGGCACGTATGCCGAAGGCCGGTAAGATTAAGTCCATTAAAGCATGGACTCTCACCAAAGGTGGTGGGAATGCTCTGCAGGTTGGTGTATATAAAAGTGGGGCTGCAGACTCTACGGCAGCTGCTTCTACTACGCTCGCACATACTGCAGTACTGGATTTGACTAGTGACGCCATTGCGTCGGCTACAATGAATACAAATGGCACGCAGAATTTCATTGAAGGTGAAGTTCTGTACGTAAAGTGCACAACTGGTAATACGACTACCGCAACGAACGTTAATGTTACTATCGAAGTGGATTACTAAGGGGGATAAATGGCAAGCGGAGATATTATCAGACTTGACAGGGACTCTTTTCATGTCCTGCTTTATGATGTGGGTGCAACCACAGCTGGCAATGGACCGTGGATAGAGGTTCCGCCGTACTTTAGTGTGCGGTCATTTTACTGTGACCCCTCGGATGATACTAACACAATTGGAGCCGACACAGTGCAGATTGAAGTACGTAATGGTACTTCGCTGCCGGGGGCGAGTACTTCTGGTGCTAATTTGCTAGCATCTGCTCTCACAACGACAGGTGCTCAGGTAACATCAATTAGCTGCTTTAAATATGTTAGAGCAGTTAAAGCCGGCACTGCAAAAACTGTAAAAGTTTCAATGGTTGCTGGACGTAATGACTAATGACGTGGGCCCCTACGGGGGCCCTCTTTTCTAGGGGTGTCCATGAATAGAGCCGAGATTAGAACTGCGGTACGCAGCTTTTTAAATGAAGACATACCGGGATTCTGGACAAACGCCCAGCTTAACGCGTATATTAACCTAGCTTCCGATAGACTTAATTCAATTATTGCAGCGACACGGGAAGACTATTTCACAATCTCTGCAACCTTCCAAACTGTAGCAGGTCAGAAATCATATTCATTCCCTGAGGATTGTAGATTCATCAGGCGGATGGAGATATACGATCCGACTAACACAAGTTATATTATCAAACTTGATGAACTGCGATGGCCGAGGATTGAGGCTAATGGAGACTGGATGTTCCCGTCTACAGGAGCTCAGCCCAAACGGTACATCACTCGTGGTTCCCAGTTTGATTTGTACCCGATCCCCGATGATGTATATGACATAAGAATTTACTATGATGCCCGCCCCATTGCTATGGACGACGATGCGGATATTCCGACGGCTCCGCTGGACTTTCATGATATGATTGTCTACTGGGCGTGCCTCCTTGCTAAGAAGCAGAACGAGGAAGACGATGAGGGGTACGCCGCACTCTTTAATGCACGGAAGGTTGAACTCATTCAGACACTTATTAATCGTGGCGGTGAAGACCCGACTACGGTTGAGGCATATCTTGAGGGTATTATCTAATGCGCATTGTACACACTACTCAAGCCGCACTTCCGGATGATCCGAATAAGGAAGTCTCTCGGAATGTGTGGAATGAAGACCACACGATTATCGATTCCCCGACAGTAAATGTTACCGGTGGCTCTACTAACGAGATCGGCAGCAGCGTGGTTAACCCCACGATTAGTTGGTCAGCCAATGGCGTGATGACTACTGCTTCCATTACCGGTCCCAATGGACTGAATACGTCGATTACCGCCGGAGCAAGCGGGAGCTATCAACACACATACACCCTAACTTCGAATGGTACGTACACCGTAACTGTGGGGGATGGAGTAGAAACGGCTAATGATTCAACCTCAGTAACATTTCTTAACCGTAGGTACTATGGGGCTACAGCAGATAATGCACTGTCTGCGGCTGAAATTCTAGCACTTCTTGGAACTGAGATGAGCAAAGAATTCTGCAGTGGAGTAGCTAATACACATACATATGACTGCACTGGTGGTAAATATATTTGGATTTGCTATCCAGCAAGTTTTGGTGTCGCTAAGTTTTCTATCGGTGGTCTTGAGGTTACTTTTAATTTAACTGTGCAGGATGTTACTAACGAGTCTGGAGCTACAGCCTCATTTAACTGTTACCGATCTATTAACCTTTTGAATAATTCTAGTATCTCTGTGGTGGTGACCAGTGGCTAAAAACACAGGAACCTTAGTAACAGCAAAAATAAAGAAATACGATTCCCTTGATACTTATAAGGTTGCCGATGCCTCTGATGTTGAGGTCGTCGAACAGAACGGGGTTGTTGGTACTGATGTTCAGTCGGCACTTGAAAATCTTGTCGCTGGCGACGCTATCATAGATAAGACAGTAGCAGAAGTTCGAACCATGATGGGTGGTACTCTGGTTGAAGGACAGCGATATAAGGTGCCGTATATCGCAGAGCAGAACGACACAAACTATCCATCTATAAGGGCTGATGGCTCTACAGAGCATCTAATCCTTCGTGCTACTAGCACCACCACGCTATCATCCGAGTGTCAGTCTGTAGAATATCCAGACGATGTTGTGCATTATGATATATCCAAGGATACCTATGGACGGGTTATCTATCGCCACAATATTACCTATAATGTGAGCGCCTTTGAGGACTTCAGGGCATTTGAGTATGAGCGCTTCAATGATGGAACTGGCAATTACCACCTGCCCGAGCGTGAGAGCGACCTCATTCCAGATATGAACGATAAGCAGTGGGTCAGAATGTTCCCGACTTTATCGTTATTCTCTAATGTTCATGTAGGATGCCCTATGGACAGGGGCGTAACCTATAACACTACCTTTGGAGCAACGGGTGGGAGAAATATTGTTATAGACGATGGAGGTACTGGTGGTGGCTCTGGCTTCGCTGGCGCTAATGATGCGGTGCATATTGAGACACAGGTGAATGGTGTAATCATAGGGTCTGGAGTAAATCATATTGCACTTGGCTCATGCTCTGACCACATCCGCATCATAGCTATTAATGCCAACAATATAACTGTTGGCAACGGAACATCACACATTACTATTATTGGGTCTAGTTGTTATGCTATTCATATTGGTGGCGATGCTGGTTGGTGGACTATAGATAGCGCAGGTTATGTAAACATAGACGATGGACACAATGGAAATGATTTTATCATTACCGTCAGCGGTACGGAGATAGGACAGGGGAAGATATGGCCCATAAACTACTCACAACTCTATAATGGGGTAGATGGCCTTGTTGACCTAGCAAGATTAATTCCCGGTCAAAAGTATCGTATTACGGATAGGGGAAATGCAGTAGT